AATTTTTGGCACTACTGCACCTCTATATAGTCCACGCCGTCAAATCTCGGAGCAGTCTTTCTTTTTTCCTGCACTGTCTGAAGTTCAATGCGCCCGCCGTCTTTTAAGAACACTGTAACTTTCAGCCTGTCGTTCTCGTTGCACCTCTGTATGAGGTTCTCAAGAAGAATGAAATTAGTATTCGAGGATATAAGTCTTTTCTTTTCCTTTTCTTCCCTCTTGAGTTCCCGATAGTATTCTATGGCTTTCTTCAGCTCGCTCATCTGTTTCTGCTTTCCTGTTTAATTCTAAGTGCTTCTTCCTTGCTTACCGCATACTTAGGTCTAATCTTGTGATAGTTGTATCTACCCTTTGAATCTGCCACAAGGTATTTTCTGATTTCGCTTTCAGGCACATTTGGATAGAGATATTCCTTATCCCCGCTCGTGAATTTTATGTAAAGGTTTTTTGTTTTCGGATTATATCGGATTTTCTGAATGGCACTTGAAGGCATATACATTGATTCTATGTCTTTCGCATTCTGCCTTATACCTTGCTTTTTAAGATCTGAAACAGTCATGGCCGTAGCCTCTGCGCTCTTCTTGCCCTCTGGTATTACAAATTCCGATTTCTTGACGAAGTATTTCGACCACGGATTCTCAAAATCGATTCCGCCTTTTCCCTTTGCAAGTTTCTTCTCCGCACGCTCCACCCGCTCAAACTGCTTTCTCATCTGCGGTTGCTCTTCAATCGATGACTGAAGTTTTCTTTCTTCCCTTGCCTGCGTATTCTTGTTTCCGCTTAAAGCGCTCAAAATGTTTTGAAAAGCTGCCATATATCTACCCTCTGTTTTAAATAGTTTTTTCGTCATCATCTGTGTTTACCGCCGAACGCTCGAACTTCTCCTGCGCCCTGTAGATCTGACTTACGCATTCGTTTCTACATACTGTCGGAAGATAGCGGATGAAGTATCCTTTCGGCTTTCTGTACCTTGCCATAATATTGACGCACGCCTTGAGTGCATAGTCCTTCACATCGCTTCTTGAGAAAGTTCCGTTGGTTATGTAGAACGCCGACACCTCGCAATACTGCCTTACGCAGAAAAACATCGTCTCCCACGCCTTAGCATCCTGCGTCCTCAACCACGCTTCCTGCGCTTCCCTAAAATCATCCGTCGTGTACACTGTTTCTTAATCACCCTTGAAGTCCTTAACGCCTCATCTGATATGTGAATGTAGTAAAGGCTCTCGCCGTCCACCAGCTCGCGCACCTTGAGAAAATCTGGCCCGTAAATCCTCTGGAAAAAGTCGTATCGGTCTTTTCTCCCCTTGCACTGGCAGTATTCAATCATACACCTTTTCCGCAGAAAAATCAAAAAATCCGCCACATAGTAAAGAATGTTCTTTCGGTGCTTTCTCGGCGTTTTCTCGGCAAAAAGGATGATGTTCTGATTGTCGTTCTCAAGCACCGCCCACACATCCGCCTTGTGGTAAACTATGTCGCTCTCCGTCATATACGGCAAGGCTACATTGCTCGGCTTCTCAAGTGCCATATAGCGCCTTTTAAGTTTCCTCTGTCTTATTGAGTTTCGGTTAAAACAAAAGCAGCTGCTCAAGATTGTTGCACCTCGATACATAAAGATTTTTTTGATGTCCTGGAATTTTTCTCACTCTCCTTACTGTGGGATTTCACACCATTCCGCAATCTGTTCTTTCTTACAAAATTGTGAACCTTGAAAACCCCATTCCAAATATTCAACTGCAAAACAATCTTCTTTGTGAGTATTATCTTTGGGAAAATAATTACCTGTATAAAGATTTCCGTAACGGTCTTTCAAATAAATATCTCTATGAATACTATCTTTACCGTATTCTTCTCCTTTCGGCAAATCTCCGTCAGCAACCTTGTGCCATTGAATACCGTTTTCGGTTGCTCCTGCGATATAGGCTTGTTGTACTAATCTTTCTAAATCATTTTGAGTTATGCACTCAATAAAGGGAATTTCTTTTATTGCATATTCTTCTGCTTTCCGTTTAAGTTCTTCATCTGTCATAATAACTCCTTGTAAAAGGGCAGGGGGTAAAACCCTGCCACAGATGATTACGCTACACCAAGGAAAGTCCTCAGGATTCTGGAGTCAGAGAACTCGTCCGTGTCGTTGTTTTTGAGTACCCAGTGAGCCTCGTCATACAGTCCGTTCTCGTCCTCAAAGTCCGTGTCGAAGACATCGTTTCAAAATAAATGCACGGAAAAAACGCGAGGATTAAATCGTCACTTGACATGGTATCAAAAATCGACGCACAATCTGCGTTCTGCGTTCTGCGTTCTGCGTTCTGCGTTCGTAGGCTCGTTCTATCTGTGCGAACAAGTCAATAACATGATCAGTCTGATTAAAATTATTTTGACTTGCCTTTATTGCCCTGCCTTGCTTTTCAGCATCTTCCTTTTTCTTGTACACCTTGCCTTTTTCACCCCATTTATAACCAACCACTTTTCCATTTTTAATTACTTTCTGAACGGGCATAATTTAATCCTCCCATTTTATATTTCCACTCTCAGGAAATTCCTTATTCCAATCTGCCTCAACTTGAAAAGACTCATATTCATTTTCAATAATTTCCCACAATTTATCATCAAGTGTACCCAAATCATATTTTTTAGCAAGTTGCTCTAATGTATAACCTTTTCTATCATTACTATTTTTCTTCACATAATAACTTCTTGCCCTTAAATCCTTATCTTTACACATTTCTTTTACTTGAGGATTCAACTGTTTAGGATTCCACCCTAAATTTGTTATTTCATAACATTTACCGTCAATTATCAATAATTCTCTTGCCATTTTTATCCTCTTTTTCTGCGTGTTCCCTTTCTCCGAATATCAGTACATTTAACACTATCGCCAATAGCACACCCATTATTAGCGATATGGCAATAACTCCAATAATCGGCACAACATACAAAGTAAAAAAAGTTTTCATTTTTCCCACCACCTAATCATCAACATCTATAAGTTCGCAGATGTTCTTTTCCATCACTACTTTTTTACCGCTTTGTTTCTGCTTGATTTCTAACTCGTGCCGAAAGTCAAAAACCTTGTATTCTTTGCCCCATATTTTGACGATTTCCTCATAACTCGGCATTTGTGCTAAATCAGCATTTGCGATAATCTTATCTTTATACTCAAAACTGACTGTCATTCTTTCCCTCACTTGTTTGGTCTTTCCGAACTACTCCTTTGCAATTTCTGCTTCTGCATCTATGCCTGTTATCTCTTTGAATACTTCATTATCCCAGTTAGGAAGTTTAAGAAGTTTTTCGTGTTCTTCTTTACCTACTTTATCCCAAGCCAATCGCCACGCTTCCTTATAATCAAGTGTTTTCAAAAATCCGCCGCTTATTTCTATTTCTTGTTTGTGAGTTTCTTTTTCTTCATCTGTAGCCGTATCATAAGATGTCCATACAATCAAATCAAAATAAAACCAAGAAGGAATTTTGACATCATCTCTTTTTAATTTTGTATTTTTGTTAAACATTCGGACAAATGGTTCATTAGAATTGAAAAATCCACTGTTCCAATTGCCACTGTTCCAATTGCCACTGTTCCTATCGCCACTGTTCCAACAGCCACTGTTCCAACAGCCACTGTTCCAACAGCCACTGTTCCAACAGCCACTGTTACTATTGCCACTGTTATAATCGCCACTGTTACTATTGCCACTGTTCCTATTGCCACTGTTCCAATCGCCACTGTTACAATTGCCACTGTTCCAATTGCCACTGTTCCTATGGCCACTGTTACTATCGCCACTGTTACAACAGCCACTGTTACTATTGCCACTGTTACAATCGCCACTGTTACTATTGCCACTGTTACAACAGCCACTGTTACAATTGCCACTGTTAAGAAACTCTTGTTTTTCTTCACCTACAATCTCTCGAAGTATCGTAAGTGAGTTAGTTCCATACTTATTACCGCTTCTTACATAATCGCCTGCAATAACTTCAAACAATCTGCTTTCAGAAAGTTTATAATCACTTTCTTTTTCGATTGCAAAAAGTTCTCGGCAGAAATGAAACACTTTATCAGTGCAACATTTTAATTCTTCTTTCGGCGTATCTTTCGTATAGGTCTTGCCAACTTCAAACTTAAATCCACGGCAACAACCGTTCATATCTGTTGCTTTATATCCAATCATTTCTCACCTTCCTTTTAATCATTTTCTTCCTGATTTTCCTTGAGCCACTGTTTCCTTGCGAAATAATAACAGTTCTTGCAATAACCGCATCCTTCTACCCAGTCCGTAACATCGTTTCCGCACTCGCATTTGTAAACCTTAAAACTCATTCTCTGCCTCCTCCACGCTCATTTCTTGCAATCTAAATTTAATTCCTATAATAACATTCTCGTAAAACACCGCCATTAAATGGTCTTTTACCTTGTCATACAAGCCGTTCACCCGCTCAATCTGCCTGGAATAAAATTCGTATTTCGTCATATTGCACCCACCCCCTATTGCTATATGATGTCTACATTCTAGCATTGTACGCACTTTTTGTCAATACTATTTTTATGAATTTTTGAAGTTTTTATCTCAGCAATCAGAATGTCCGCAAGTTTGTCGAGGATTTTGCCCTTGCTTTTCCCGACATCTACTTTCGCGTTGCACTCTAAACTGCAAACCATTGCGCCGTTGAAAGTGGAGTCGATGAAGAAACTGCCGTACTTCTTGCGGTTGACCTGCGTGTTTCCTATTGCGTGCGCGTACTGAATAGAGCCGTACTTCAAGGGCTTACCACATACTGCGCAATATCCGCCACTTCTTTCAATCGCTTTTTCTCGCTGCTCTTTTTGTGCGTCCGTCATTTTTCGGTTTCCTCTATGCGTTCTTCCAAAAGAAGCAATATGACTGTTTGAAAATACTCGTTCATTTTTTCGTTCGGTGCAAACCAATCGACGAAATTTGACAGTTCTTCAAAATATTTTTTTGTGTCTGTGCCTAGTTTACTGTTACCTAGCACTTTTTCGATTTCTTCGATTACTTCCATTGTCTACCCCCTTTATCCTAAAATTGCATATTCGCCGCTAACTCTAGGCTCTATCACTATCCCCAATTCCGCCGCCAACTGCTCGGCTTCGTCTATCAGATAGCCAATCTCAACTGTGTTGACTGTCGACATAGAAACTGGCTTCGGCTCGTTCGTTAGTTTGTTCACCTCATAAGGATAACCGCGCCTTATCGCACGCTTTTTCACCTCTGTTTCTATGTCGTCCAAATCCGCGCCCGTGTCCTCGGCTATCATCTGGACAATCGCCCAGAACATTTTATTCTGCTGATTAGTCCGCGAGTTGTACGGCTTTTTCAATTCTGCAACAATATAGCCGCCGAACTTCTCACCCACCGCCCTGTACAAGCGCGTCATCTCGTCTCTGACGCTAACCGACGGAAACAGAAGCACAAGCCCCGAATCCGTAAGTTGCGCTCGGCACATCACTTTCATCTGCCGTAACCGTTCCCATTGTTGTAATTGTTGCCGCCGTTATAGCCGCCATTGTTTCCGTTGTTATAGCCGTTTCCGCGGTTGTAATTGTTCCCGCCATTATTGCCGTTGTAACTGTTGCCGCTATTGCCTTTTGCATCGGCGGGGTTCATCGTCATATCTAGCGCATCATTCTCAACGATTTCAAAACAGCTCAGATACAGATAGCGCTTTATGTAAGTCTCGACCGCGCCTAAATTCTGCACCTCGTGACAGCCTTTCAGCGCCGCCTTGCTCATCGGCGACAAGAAACAAATCTTCTCTGTCGGTTTCTCCAAATCGATAAACTCAAGCTGCGCAACATCAGTGCCAAACGACACCACGCAGGTAAATTTCAGTTCCTTCGCAATCTGGTTGATGAACGGCAGAATGTCCGCCAGCTCGTAATAAGTGTAGCCTGCGAACTTGTTGTTTCCACTTTTCTTGACATTTGCACTCTGAAACTTTATCCGCGCCTCGTTTAATTTCTCGTATACATTCATTCTGTTTTCTCCTTCCGCGGTCTGCCCGCCCTTTTCTCAATAACCCGCATTTCCTCAGGAAAAACTTTACACTCAATAAACTTCGATCGACTTACACCTTCAACTTTACTTTTGGCGTCTAACCATTGCAATTGTTCTTCACGAAGGTAAATAGAAACTTTTCTCGCCTTTATTGCCATTCTCCACCTCCGTAATTATTCATCATATCGCTTGTTTTTTCTGCGTCATAATGTTCGACGATTATTTTTATTTTGCTTTTTCTGTTTCCGTTGTTATCTGTCCATGACTGTTGGTCAAGCCTGCCGATAATAACAATCTTTAAACCCTTTCGAATCTTGCTTTTCAAATTTTCTGCTGCCTTTCCAAAAATAACACAGTCAAAATAACTGCATTCATTTTCCCACTGTCCGTTTTTCTGCACGCTCTTATTATTCGCAATTGAAAAATCAAGAACGCAAGTTCCGTTCGGCAAATACGCAACCTGTCTATCTTGCAAATCGCTTGTGATTCTTCCACCGATTGTAACACTGTTTAAGTCGTTCATTTAAAAACCCCTTTGGCGGGTTGCCCCGCCTTTTTATTTTACGCACTGGCGAGACTGTCGCACATCTCGTCAAACTCTTTTTCTTCTTCTGCTGCCATTTTTCTAATCTCGGCAAGCAGAATTTCAAACTTGTCTTTTCTTTTTTCCTTTGCCAGTTCTTCGGCATAACCAAGTAAAAAACTCATTGAAAACATACTCTGTCCCCTTCGGGGCTTTTGCCCCTTTGTCTTATCTGTATTTAGCAGCGTATTTTTCAGCGTCTTTTTTTGTTCCTCGCACTTGTCCAGCAAGGCGACCATTTACCCTAATGTCCCAATAATGCGGAACGCTTGATTTTGTGATTGTTACTGTATTCATATCGAACCCCCTATTGCTATATGATGTCTACATTCTAACATTGCACGCACTTTTTGTCAATACTATTTTTCACAAATTCAGCGAATAATCGAAAAAAGTTTTCTCGCATTTGCGACGCGCCACTTCTACATCGTGAGTAGGCTTCAGCTCTGGATACTGCGCCTGCAATCTCCTTCGGCATCTTCCCACTGTCTCGACTGTCGGTAGTCTGCATTTCCTGTAATTCAGAAGAAAAGTCTTTGCGCTCAAGTCGTCCAGACTGTAGCCGAAGAACCCCTCGATGACCTCGCAGTACAGAATGTCATCGCTCCCCCTTGTGTTCTCGTCCTGCTCAAGATACCTCTTTACAACCTTTTCAAGCATTTTCATTTTGCCACCTCGATTAAACCCTTTTCAATTCCCATCAAGCCTTCCTCAAGTTTAGCGATGTATCTTTTAGCCTTGTTGAGCTGCTTTTTCGCCTCTACTGTGTCTATCGTGTAGCCTTCCACCCATATGAAGCATCTTCCCGCCTTGTATCCGTTGTCATAGAAATTGAACGGTTGTTTGTCTTGAATAAATTTCATTTTTTCCCCTTTTACTTTAACCCCTTTCGGGGTGCGGGTCTTTCCCCGCCGTCACAATCTATTCCTTTACGAAATTGCGCCCGTCTTTCCGGGCTGTCAACAAAGGATTAAGTAAGATTCCCCTTATTAATTTTCTTTATCCTGCCAACGGCAGGTTTCTATTCAATCGCCAACGGCGCAAATAGACTTCCAAAACGGACAGAATTCCCTGCACGCGCAGTAGTCGAGGCACTTCTTACTTTCACCGTCTCGCTTCTCAATGCTTAGTTTATCCTTGTCCTTTTCCTGTTCCTCGATGAACTTCTCCGCGCTCTCTTCATCGTCGAACAGCTTCACGGCCGTTTTCCTTCCCTCTTTCATAACGGCATACTTGTCATCAGTCGCCCACCTTTCGTCTTTAGAACACGGCGGCAATTCTGTGTCAGAAAACTTCTCCGCGCACTCGAACTCGGCAACCTTCGCCTTGATAAATTCCTCGATTTCCGAAAGCCTTTTCTCGGTAACTTCAACACGATGAACGACTGTAGGGCTCTGCGGGTAACTTGCGTCAATCCTTGCCTTGCTCTTGCTATGGTCTTTCAAGAGAGCGACAAAAACAACTTCCTTAACATTCAAGCCGTTCTGCTTCATAAGCCAGGAATAAATCAAGCCCTGCCTGTCCCAGTCATCGAAATCGTTGTAAATCGTTTTCCAAACGCTAGCCGTCTTCCAGTCGTAGACAGTTTCATTTTCCAAATCGTAAAGGTCTACTCGTCCGCTGACTTTTGATTTTCCGACATTGACAGAAAACTTTTCCTCGGTGAACCCCTCAATCCCAGCCTTTTCAAAGATTGCGTGAACCGCAGATCCGAAAATCTGCCAAACCTGCTCCGACACATCAATCTCTATTTCATCAAAATGTCGGTCTGTAAGCATTACCTCGCAACCGCCCTTGAGAAGCGTTGTTGCTGAATACTCGCCCTTTGCATTGTGCCTTGTGTTGTTCAATGCGTTGATGAATGCCTGTGGCAATCCTAATTTGTTTGTGATAATCATATTAAGCCCCCTATTGCTTATCTTTACTCACATAATACACCTAATCTCTTTTTATGTCAATACTATTTCTATTATTTTTTAGAATTATTTCCAGAAGTCTTTCAGTATTACTAAACTTTCACTTGTTAAGAAATACTTAACAACTGTCTTTTTCTTTCTCTGCTCTGAATATCTCAATTTCACATTCCTTGACTGTTATTTCTAAACTCTTTTTCTTTCTCTACCCTGGCACTATATTGTGCGCCTTTCTATGGCATTCTCTGCACAATGGAATTAAATCCTCAATATTGTTGATTTCGTTTCCGTGATTTTTATAGTTTGTATGATGAACATCAAGTCGGCTTTCTTTTCCGCAAATAACGCATTTACAACCATTAGAGTTTTTTACGAAGGCAGATATTGCTTTCCAATATGGCGTTTTTAAAAATTCTTGATATGGCATTTTTCTTATGCTCTTAACAATTTCTTTTCTGTCAAATCTTAAATCAGCATATTTTATTTTTTTTATTTTTGCTTGTGTTGTTTTTGAATTGCAATAATTAGAATTTACATCAAGAAAATTTCTTTTAAATCTTTCTGTTTGTTTCTTCTTTTGTTTCTTTGAAGGTTTAATGTGTACTACCTTTATTTCATCTCTAAGTTCAATGTACTTCTGATACTGTTCTTCACTGATTTCTTTTCCCTCTAGGTTATCAATCCAACCTTTCTTTATCGGATACTTTATATCAAGTATTTCTGCTTGCTTCCTTGATAACCCTAGACCATTCTTCATCCCTTGCTTTATCTTATCTCTAGTAAGTATCATCTTCCTTCGGTCCTCTGTTGCTCTGAGGGTATAGTGAGCCCTACAGGCGCTAAGGTCTGTATGCTTGCTTTTATACCCTCTATCTGCTTTTTTCTGTCTCTTCCTTTCGGGAGCCCCACGCAGTCTTTCGGGTGTGGATAGAGTGCAATCTCCCACATCGGCGTATCATCTCATTCTTGCACGAACGCTCTGCACACTACGCCTTTCGCTGAATGTTGCGGCTTTGCAAAGTTCCCACAGTAACCGCTTGTTAATTCCCCGCCCCTGCCGTCTACTCAATCGCTTACCGACGAACGAGAAAAAAAATAGCCCTATTCCTGCCACTTGTGGAAAAGCGCCAACAGAATAAAACGCTTAAATGGCAAGAATAAGGCTATCTATTTCCGTTGAGTTTTTATAGTTTCCACAATTCAGAATATAAATCTGTTCTGATTTAAAGTCAAGAGAAAAAGTGTACTAAAAGTGTACAAATAATGCCGTTTTTTTTAGGCTGAATCGGACAAATAAAAATATGCGGAAAATGGGGGTTTTTAGCGCCCTTTTTGTATCGGTCGTGTAATTTGTCGTTTTATGATGATAGGTAGCCTTAAAACGCTTCTATTCGCGTCTATGAGCCTATTTTAATGAGCTTGGAAATAAAAAAATCGCCTGCACTATAAAAAGCAAGCGGTTAAGAAACAAATAATGGAGTTAACAAAGTATGCCACCTAGAGGCATTGCACCTCAGATAGGTGGACTTCACAATAGGGTTGTGATGTCTATATATTAGTGTCATTTGATTAGTCTGTCAAGAATAAAAGGCTTTTTTTGGCGCTTCGCACTTAGTTCCGCGGTGGTGTTGTTCCGCTTTCGTGTCGCCCTCCAGGTGTCCATCTGGACTAACAGTTATACAAAAAAGTTAATAAAAGTTTTATCCTCGCACCGCCAACGGCGGTTTATGCGACTCAATTATTTTATTTCTGCAAAAACAATGTGCAGATTTCATCAACTGCGGTATTAGCCACGCCGATTGAAGCAACGATTGCCGCTGTGTACGCCGGGTCGAAAAATGCCACAATGGCACTTGCCGCAGCGCATACCGCTCCCGTAATTCCGATTACGAGTGAATAAGTCTTTTTACTCATCTTTGACCTCCTTTTTCAGTTTCTATTTTTTCTTCAAGCTCATTGATTTTAGCCCTTGCCTTTTCCCTCTCTGCGATTATGTCTGAATAGTCGTGAGTTGATTTCTTGCCACTCAACTGTGCCTCAAGTGTCTTGATGACTACCCAATCTGTCGAGTAAAGGTAGTTTATCTGCTCTGATTTCTGATATTCGACCCAATCTTCTTTTGACCAAATTCCCTCGCTGTAAAGTTCCTCTGGTGTTTTAGGAACGACATTGTTATTGAAAATCTTCATATCTTGCGGCAATTCTCCACCATAAGGCTCAAGAAGTTTATCAAGTTCCGTCTTATCGATAAGTTTTCCGCTTTCAAATTTTTTGCCGTCTGGGATTGGCAGCAATCCTCTTTCCATCAGTTCTGCATCTGACAGCGTGATGAGTTTTCCATCTTCGATTATTTCGTTGTATGCAGGAAACTCAAGTCCCGCTAAAATCATATCTTCTCTTGTCATACATTCTCCTTATGTCTTGATGAAGTAATTGACATTAACTGCGCTAGGTTGAACAGTCGTGGAATTTCCGTAGATCGAATTTGAATTAGAAGCGTGAAACTGAAATGTCGTTCTGCAGTATCCTGTCGCAACACCACCAGTGTAACCGCCCCAACCTTCGCTTGTTCCAGTCCATACGCCATTACAAGTTGAAGGGTATACATTGACACTTCCTGCACCTAAAGCAAGTACTCCTTGAATCTCTGGCAATCCTGCGGCTATCTTTGCTCCTAAAGTGCCACCGCTTGGTGTTCCCTCGATGAATCTACCCCTGAGGTCAGGAAGTTTAAAAGTTGTTGAGCCGTCACCTGTTCCGAACAGTCCTGCGTTGATAAGCGCATTGTTGTTACTCTGAGCGAAAGACCACAACGCAGCGTATGTCGTTCTGCTGACAGTCGCACCAGCGCACGCAAGGTAGCCGCTCGGAGCAGATGTAGCGAACGACGCTATGATATGCCCTGTTGCTCCCGCCGAAGCCGCCCATTCTGCGTTCTGACAAAAATCAGTAATGCACCAGTAAGTGCCGTCATAAGTGAACAACTGAACAGACCCCGCCCCCCACGAGGTTCTGTTGTTATTTCCAGCGTTGGTCGTGCCGTACCGCTTGATTGCGATTGCCCCCGTGCCGTTGACATTCAGTGTAGGACTTCCCACACTGTTCGTGTTCGTCATCTTGACCGCTACAGTCGTTCCCGCCGTGAGTGCCGTTACTGCAGGTGCTACCGTTACTGTTTTCGCCACCGTTGCCGCCGCAGTCGTGCAACTTCCGAATGGTATTCCTGCGTTGACAATCTTCTGGCTTGACCATGTCTTGTCAGCTGAGGTCGCGGAGTCGTCAATAATATTGCTTTCGACCTGCTCTATATGCTCGTTAGTGATTTCCGTTATTTCTTTTTTCACTTCGTTTTTTATCGCAATTAAAGCGGCGTTAATCTGTCTTGGCGAATTATCTGTTACTGCTATCATATACAAACCTCATTATATATTATGTTTCGCTATCTGCGTAGTGTCCTGCGCTATTTCTGCCGTTATCGACTGAATGGCAAAATCACTTTCTATTTCAAGCTGAAAGCCGACGCCACGCTGATATTGCGGCTGATAGCGGAAGTAATATCCGCCCGTTACCTTATCCCAATCGCTCTTGTGGATTTTCAGTTTCTTTTCCTCAACCTGCGTTCCCTTGTCGGTGATTGTATTCTGTCTAATCGTGATTTCTCCGTCTGTAGGACAGATTATATCACTTTGATACAACCTTATAAGCCAGGCCGACAGAATGCTTAAATTCTCGTTGCCTGTTCCGATAAACTCTGTTTCAATCTTCACTTTATCGCTCGTAAAGTCTGTAAATATCGGATAACAGAACGCAATCTTTACCGCTTTTAGCGTCTGCGTGAGGATAATCGACTTTGTACTTGAATCGTACTGTACGCGTTTTACATCGCCGTAGTCGATTTCAAACATATTGTCCTGCAAGAAGACAAGCGAACGGTTTCCGCCGTAAAATTCACTAACTGATATGATTATCGCTTGAATTTCTGGAAGATAAAAAGTTGATTGAATATTTGCGATATTGCTTGCTTCAACGAACGGCGACAAAATTGCGTCCCCTGTAAACTTATAAATCGTTCGGTTTACTCCGCTATAGAATAAAGCCATATCAGGAAGCGCGCCAAGATAATCAAGCCCCTTTATGTCGGTCAAGAATGTCATTCCTGATATGCTCTGTCCGTTGAACGCTACATAGGCGATTTTGTCACCGATAACAATATAAGTCGATGTCTGAATAACGAAAACCGCTTTCAAATTTTCTATCATAGAAGATAGCATATAGCCTAAGATTATCGCATTATTATTATATAGCAATCTGTAAGCGTTAAGGCTCTTATCTGTCGATAGAAAATTCTGTCCGAAAACGATAAAATCAAGGTTGTTATATGATTTTACGAACTGCGACAAAAGACAAGGCGAGTAGACAATATCGCCTGTAGGATAGGTCAAGCCGTCAAGAAGTGTCTTGTATGTTCGGAAAGTGTACAAACCTAACGCCTTAATACTACCCTTATACAGAGCAAAAGCATTTTCTTCTGCTATTGATGAATAAACATCTACATCTTGATAGTCGTCCGTTACTGTAATATTTTCAACCTTGTACGAAAGATTTACGCTATAACCGATAACCTGCGGAAAACTTGTCGAAACAAAAGGACTGTTTGTTACTTCATAATTCGGATTCATCGCGCTTGCAATTACTGTCAAGGTAAGCGCACTGCCTGAATAATTGCCGTTATTGTGCGTTTGGGTCGTCGGTATTGAAGTTCTATGATTTCCTTTAAATTCAAGGCGGTTGTTCCAATCGCTACTCCACTTGCTCCATTTTTTGTTGAAAATATCATAAGCGTTAAATTCACTGTCCGCATTAGTCAGCAAGTATCTGTCATCATATAACTCTACAATTCTAGATTGTCTTGCCTGTCTTGTAAGTTTCTTTTTTTCGCCTTGATTGTTCGTGTAGTAGATACAATCATCGGTATCATCAAGTATGTGGGCGCTGAACACATTATCACAGATAACTAAAGGCTCGTCGTTGTCAATATTGTTCATTTCAGTTATGAGATTTCCATAAATTGAATGAAAGCCGACAAAATAACCGTTGTTGATGAGTACATCTATTCCATTTACTCCTGCTGCCTTGTTTACATACTTTTCCCTTAGTGCGCCAAAGCCGTCTGTTACAATTGATTTTAAATAATCGTCTATAGTTGTGTCTATTGTTAATGGTTTATTTTCGTACCCCATAAGGTCAGTAACAAGCGTACAACTATAATCATCAGAAGGACTTATTCCTGCAATCTGAAAATATTTTGGCAGCAAAGTCCAACTTACTCGCGGAGTTATATTATCGTGTGTTATTCCCCATTTGTTTGATATATTGAAAGTGAAAGAAGAAGTATAAGTCGCCGAATTGACAAAATCTCCTGCCCCTTGTGTCTGTGTTAATACAAATTGCGGAACTATTACCGCCTGCGTTGTATTTCCGCCTGTGTATCTTTTACCTCGTACAGAATAAAAGATGTAAGATACTTGCGCACTTGTGAATGTTCTATACACTCCGTCACTTATCCAGGAAAAGCCGAAACTAAGCGTAGTAAAAGCGTTAACTGCTCCTAAACCTTGTCCCATTCTTGAATATACAGTGCCGACAAGTACACCAGAATTTCTCGTCGTGCCGTTGTCAGTCCACTTGTTTATGATTTCACCAAACTCGACAAAAGGTGTAAACTTGCCGATGTCTGACGCACTCTGTGTAAGTGTTCCCGCATTTCCACTGTCTAAAAATCTTGTGTACGGAACATCATCGCCACCCTCTGGAAAGAAAAATGTTAAGTTGACGCTATCGGTAAGAATTTCTGCCCTTACGAGTACAGGTCGCACTGTGTCGTATGTTGTGCCGTCGTAGGTTATCTGCATTGTTATCCAAGACGCCGCCCACTTATATTGTTTGTCGTCGCTCTGCGTTACATCAAGCTGAACTGTCTTTGTTTCGTATGCATTACCGAAGTCTACGAAAGTCTTGCTTGTATCTCCGATGTTCTGCCATATCCGCACGAAACCGCCTTTAGTGTCATAAACCGCGTCAAGGTCGGGTATTTCATCAGTAGAGATAAATTCAAGAACATTCTTGTCCGCGTCATCTTCTCGCCACGCATAAGACAATGTAGGACTGTCCGCAATTTCTACTCCGTTTTTGGCAAGTTTACTGTTATCGTTGATTGACCACTGATTACCTTCCTTGTCAAAAATAACTTCCTGCTCGATTGCATCAAGTGCAATATCCTTTTTCCATAGAGGACTTAAAGCACCACCGAAAACGGGCGCGTTCTTTTTGTTAAATTCTACCTCAGTTTTGATTTCATTTCGGTTGACATTTAGGTTCATCTGCCCCTTGAAGTTAAAAGGAATTTTCATTGCGTTAGTTGCCATATTTTCTCCTTGACGGATATAAATTCGCGTGTTATATTATCTATGTCGAAAGTTTAAGGACTTTCAAGCATTGCCTTCTGTAAACCGACTACTTCACCGGCCAATTTTGTTTAGTAGCCGGTTTTTTTTGTGTCCGCATAAAAAAGGCGGGCAAGAATTACCTTAACCCGCCCTTACTTTTTTACTTCACAAACTGATTATACACCATAACCGATGTATGTTGTGTTGTTGTCGAAAATACCTACACCGCAAACGCTAGGGTTTGTTACCGCAAGGCTTCCGAAGAACTGCAATGTTACCTCTACATCTGGGCCGTCGTCAGAACCGCTTCCTGGCTGTACATTGATGTAGTCATCAATAATCAAGCCGTATGGCGAGTTTTCCTTGCCCTCGTTCTCCATATCAAGCGGATTCTGCTTGCCAGGATTGTTTCCACTTACGCCGTCAGAAAGTTTTTCTGTGTTGGTGTAGCTGAAAAGTTCAATCGCTGAGCTGTCGAGGATGTAGAATTTTCCTTTCGGGCAGTATGGGTCGTCGATGATGTTCTCGATGTAGTTCGTTGAGAATGAAGCGGCAAAACTGTCAAATCCCACCGCAGCTTCTTTCTTTGATTTTGTTGAAGTCTGTGTGAAATATGTGTTTGTCGTCTCGATTTCTCTTGACAGTGTGAGGAAGTCCTCATCGTTCATTACGATGATGTCTGCCTGTGAACCCTGTCGTCGGCACTTCATCAAGAGGCTCTGAACTGTTACAGAGTATTTCTCGCTTGCAGCACCTACAACGAATGCGCCCGCAAGTCTGTCCGGGGCTGTTGCACGTGAAACACCGCAGAATGAGTTACCGATGTATGTGTCCCAGTTACCGCCTCCGACTCGGTTTCCTACAGGTGGAAGCCATCCGTCAAGTCCCATTGGCAAAAGTGGATTTCCGCTTGCGTCTACTGAACCCGACAAACACAAAATGTGTGTTCCCGGTGTAACTGAGATTGCGCTTGTCTGTGCGGCGAGTGTTACATCGTTTCCGTCAATGGCTGTAACTTCTGCGCTTCCGACGATTGTGCCTGTTGCGATAGAAGCCTTTACATCAAGGATTGTTCCCACATCAATCTTCATAATCGCGTCAGTTGGAAGCCATACGCTTGTTCCTGTAGTTGCGATTGTTGTCAATGACGAGTTATGTGTTGCGTCGATGAAACAAAGTTCTCCGTAACCACGGCCATAAACGGCAGCGGCCATTGTCTTGCGGAAGCCTTCTGAAGCGGCGAACATCTTGTTGCCCGCAATCTTCATATATGCGCCGCGCTTTGTCAAAGAAGCCTGAACTTCCTTTCCGTTCATCGTGTAAACAGAAAAAATCTGTCCTGGCTTTACTTCAAACTCTACATTCCGTGTCTGCTGTTTTGCGTTCTGCTGTGCAAGCGTGAAGCGAGCCGCAACCGCACCACCTCGGCCATAGATTGCAGAGAAGTTCTGCTGTTTACCCTCGACCCTTGTCTTGTCGATTTTGTTCAAGAGCGGTGAGTTTCTGAACATAAGGTTTGAAACGCCGTCCTTGTACCATACTTTGAGCATTGAGAGAATGCTCTGACTTGTAGAAATTGCCATATTTTTCCCCTTATAGCATTAGTTTAATTACCCCATTTGTCTATAGGGCATATCCTAAACCGCAAATCTAAAAAGTTTCACCTTTTCATTTTTGCGTGTTTATTAAATTTAATGTGGCATGTCGTATTTCGTAAAAGTAACAAGAGTTTCCTCTGAATCTTTTACAGAAAAACTTGTATTACTTATTTTTGTAAAGTCTGAATAAATGTCCAAAAGCCTTACAATAGATATATTCCCAGTGTCTACAGTGTCTTCATTGAGAAACAGTATATATTCAGGATTGCTTTCTATTTCTTCAAATACACTTCCTATATTTAGGTAAAGCAATTTATCGCCTGTTTTGTCGGATTTCCATGTCATGAATGTTTTGCAAGCGCCCGTTTCAAGTTGGACAGTTGCCTTTTTCATTGCGCTCTTTCCTTCTGTCGGTGTAACCTCGATTGTAGGCGGATTATCGGAAAAAATGGGAAGTAGTGCAACTGTGGCGACCTTGTTTTCCTCAATTTCCCCACCTACCACGGGCAAATCTTTCCCGTTTATTTCGATTTTGGTTATCCCGTTTATAGAATCCGCTACCAAATTGGTAATTCTATAGTTCGCTTCCATAAATTACCCCTTGTAGTTTTCAAGTTCCTTCTCAAAAGCCGCGATGTCATCGGCATTGTCTTCTGGGTTTTCCTCTGGCTCTGTCTCGCCGTCCACGACTTCCTCGACTGTCTCCTCGTCGACTGTCTCGCCGTCAATCTTCGTCTCGATTTCGCCGTTCTCGTCAACCTTTAACTCAACCTTGTCAGCACCGAAAGCCGCCTTGATTTTCTCAATGTGCGATGAGATTTTCTCGATTGTTGAGTCGATGTATTCGTCCTCGCTCGGCTTGCCCTCTGCTTCCATTCCGTCGTATGTGTCGAACACTTCCCTTGCAAGGTCGTAGTCATCGCCCTCGATAAGTTTTGCGTCCTCGGCATAAGGCGCAAGTTTCTCGCCATTGCGCTCAAGCCATCCGTCGTAGCGCTCCTCTTTTGCCGCCCAGTCCGCAGCCTCTGAAGCTGGGTTGATTACTTCCTCGACAAGAATTGCGTTCACATCGTTAATCTTTGCGTCAGCGTCCGCCTTGTTGTCGTTTACTGTCTGCTCCAGCTTCTCAATTTTTTCAAGAAGAAAATCAATCATTTTCTTAATGTTTTCCATTTCGTTCATTTTTCTACCCTCTACTTTAAATAGTTTTTTTACTTCAAAACGCTCAAGCGCCTTTTTTACAATTCGTAGGTCATCAATTCATCAGCATCTGGGTCGCTTTCAAATCCTAACGACCTATACCATTCAACAAGTTCCCCTGTATCCATTCCGTCATTTGTTTGAGGCTCTGCATACAATCCTACCGTTTTGAACCCTTTTTCTTTAGCGTATTCTAAAGCCGATTCAACTAGTTTTTTTCCTAAACCTTTTTTTCTATCTTCGGGTTTAACATATATATCATCTATAACTAATTCATCATCGTCCATATCTGATATTGACCATTTTATGCCTGTTTCCCCTCTTTTTGGCTCTCCACCTATTCCGTTATTTCGAGGCGTCGAAAAATTGAGAGTATTCTCCTCTTTGTTATCTCTCAACTTTTTTTCTGTGTCGTTCTCTACTTTTTCCCATTCGTCTTTGCCGACTTTCTTATAGTCGCCGTCTTTTCTGTGCGAGATATGTCCGATTTCATATCCCTTGTTGCTTTTAACAATTTTATTTAATACGCTCATTCTTTAATCTCCCCTATGCGTTCCAGTTACCCATTTGCGCACCGTCTGCACTCACATCAAGATTGCCCTCGACCGCCTGCGGAACTTGTGCGCCCTGTTGCGGAACTTGCGCCATCTGCGCCTCCTGCGTCAGTACATTCTGCGCTATTCCCTGCTGTGCAAGCGCCTCCGCCTGCGCCTCGGTCTGTGCGTCAAGCGCCCACTTCTGCTCCATTTCCTCGGCCGTTGCGTAGAGCCTGTTGAGTTTCTCGATGTCGTCCTTATTCCTCTTGTACCCCGCCGCCGTCAGTGAAAGCTGAGTGTTGATGATTTCTTCTTTCAGCATCTGGAACGGAATAAACTCTGGAATCGTGAATACATCGTCATTTATGCACCTTTCAATCGTTGACAAAACTGCATTGATTGCGTTGTTCGTAAGGCTGTATCCGCTCTGCAAGTCTGGAATTTCAATGAACTGCGCTATCCTTGACTGCGGGATAACTCCGCTCTGTGCCAATAACTGCAACTGCTTCAGCTTCTCACTAGGGTCTTTGCTCAATGCGTCTGCTCCACTGAACTGAATTGTCATTTTATCTTTTTCCTTGACAATGTCCGCCCATTTGATACTTTCCCTTGTCTTTTCCTCTGGCAAGATGTCCTTGTCTTTTGGAAATGAGTCAATGCACTTTTTCGCAATGTCGACATAGCACCTTATGACTTGGTTTAACTGCGTCTCGAATCGGTCGCTTTCTATGTTCTCCATAGTCTGCAACGATACGCCGCTGTCAAGCCCCGTAGGCTTTGCGCTCATCGCCGATAACTGTGATATTCCCACCATTTCATAAGCCGTCTGCTTCAGCTCGTCCACATACTGCATATACTGACTTGAAATGAAGTTCGGTGTGAAGGTCGTTATAGGGCTTCCCGTCATACTCGGTGTAGGTCGGTAATACATAATCTGCCCCGCTCGATTGCTTATCTGTGAAATTTTCACACTTGAGCCTTCTGGCACAAAGAACATACTTGACGGCGTGAGTTGCGATGCGTCCGATACACGAGCCATAAGCGTATCAATCTGCACCTGAATAGAGTTGAGCATATCAACGACGCTCTCGCTTGAGTCTCCGTGAATCGGTGAATTGTAGTGAAGGAAACAGAAAGGTACTTCCGCACCCTCGTACTCAACTGTCTTAAAATACTGAATTTCTGGTATTGAGTACGCCTTTATATGGTTCACTGTGTCATAGTACAAGCCTAAAGTCACATAGTCGTAACTGTCGATTTTGTCCTTGATTTCCTTTTTGTCCTTGATTTCCTTTCGGATTTCATCGCTCAAAAGCGTTGTCGGATAGTCCTTGCGCTCGTAGTACACCCGCGTGAGTTTTCCGTATGTCATCTCGCTTGCTCGGAAATAAACCTGCCACGGAAGCGCCCTTTCTATCCTTGCGTTTTCCTCGTCTATGTAGATAACCCCCGTGTCGAAAATGCAACTGTCTCTAAATGCTTCCGATACTTTCTTGTTTACATTCTGAAAGTCAAAAAACTGGTCAAAATACTGCTGAGCCTGTTTCACGATCAGAATGTCTTTGAAAGTTCCGTTCATACAGTTAAAGAACGGCCGCACCTTTGACTGCGCTATCTTGCTCGTCAGCGTGTCGATGACTGACTTTATGACATTCACTGCAGGGGTTGGTGAAGTGTCCTCTTCCTGTCCCACATCAATGTCGCCCTGGAACCACCCGATTGTGTTCGGGTTCTTCTGATTGGTCAAGGACACATAAGGCGTGTATGAGTAGCGCCTGTAGTTCCTCGTGTACTTGCCCAGCCTTTTCTGTCCGTAGCACCTTATCTCGTTTATGTTGTTGATAATCTTCTCATCGGTCATTCTTGCCCTCGCTTTAAATAGTTTTTCTGCGTCATACTCTCGACCGCATCCGCCCACGCTTCCCACTTGCGCACGAGCATTTCATAATAGACAATCACCTCGGCGCATTCCTTGACAGTCTGCGGCGCTTCAATCTTCTCTCGCTCTGGTCTCGGCGGTAACTCGATTTCAAAATCCGGGGCGGTCTTACACCCTAGAATTATTAGCGTTGATGATAGAATCAATAATGCTCTTAGCGTCCTCATCCGTGCATTCCTTCAATTTGTTTTCAATCTGTTTTCTCTCGTTCTCAATCTCGTTAATTTTCTTGTCGTGTTCCTTTAATGCCGTTATATACTGAACGAGTTCCCCCACCCTTGTGTCGAGAGCGTCCCGCTCGTTCCTGTACTTAATCATAATACGACCGATTATATAAATGACAAGCACTGCCACCGCAAGAAGCACAATAAGAGCAATGTTCATAGTGTTCATTCGTCATCCTCTTTTGTTTTCTTGAATTTGTCTAGCGCAATATTCAAGTCAACTGTGCCGAAAAGTCCCATAAGGGTAAGAGAAACCGTGCATAACTCCGATATGTCGCACGACTCAAAAATACCCAGCCATTTAAGAACTGCGCCCGTTAAAAGCACCACCCCCGCCACGATTTTTGCGATGAGCGATACTGTCTTTGCCTTTACTTCTTTCATTTTTTCTCCCTTGTCAAAATTCTTGCCGTCGTAGGCTTTCCGTATTTGACACATACAGAATTTTTTAATGGGTTAAAAGCAACCTTGCCTTTCTCCACTCCTACCCAGTGCGACTTTCCGTTAAAATCATATCGCACGGGCGTTCTTTCCTTTATGTCCTTGATGTCCTTAATCTGTCTGAACTCCACTGACTTTATCGGCCGCCCTAGAAAACTAGCGAACTCGTACCACTTAACCGTGCAATCAATATCAAGTGCGCCCTTTTTCATCGCTTCGGATACTGTCTTGATTGCTTCAATGTCGGTCTTTTCGACTTTCAAGCACCACATAAGCACAAAAGCGCAGCAAGCAAAATCGGCGATTACTCCAAGTGGTAAATTATACAATTCTTCGGCTAATATCTGCGGATTTTTCATTTTATCTCACCTAGTCTGAAGTTGCCTTTTTGTATACTCTATCAATGTCTGCATCAATGTTTTCCTTTACTGTTCTGCTGATAACACTCATTTCTTACCCCTTTATATCAGTTTTATTTTAGTCCCATTTTTACAAGTAAAGCGCCGACCGCAAGCGCAATCAGCGTCTTTAATACATAGTCGATGATGTACTGCCATTTCTGCGCTCTTTCCTTTTCAGGACGGCTCTCTATGGCACGCATTTTTATCTCAAGAGTATCTATCTTGTTCTCCCATTTCAGTATGTCCGTCTTCATATCGTCTATGTCATGACGCTGGATTTTCGATTCCACGACTATGGATTTCAGTTCCTCGATGGCTTTCTCTATCTTGTCCAATCTAAAATCAATCGTTTCATTTTCCATCTTTAAACGCTCCGTCCAAATCCGTCAGTCTTTGGCGGTGTCATTCCGTTGCCCTGCACCGCTCCGCCCTGCCTTGTCGCCATAGCGTTGCTGACTACATTCTGCATTGAAAGCGCCTGTCGTCCGCTCATTGTCTTTGGCTTCGGTTTCGGCGTGTAACTCAAGTCTAGCATATCCCACCCCTTTATTTCGCAAGGTCGACCAAATTTTTAGCACCGCTGAATACGCTTGAAACTGCGCCTTTTGGATCTTCCATAAGTTTTATCGCAAGCGCATTGATGAATGTATTGAAGTTGATTGCGTCCGATTTCTGCTGCATCAAGTCAATCAACTGAATCTGACTGTCGGTGTCAAGTTTGTTGAGAATTGGCTGAAGCCTCTTATCCTGATACAAGTTTCTTAAAGCCCTCTCGTTTTCCCTGTCCATAAGTCCCTTGTTCTTGGCTTCCTCCACGACCTCGTTCGCCTTGGTGTCAAGAAGCTGCTTGTAGCGCTCCTGAGCGTCCGCCATTCGAGCGCCCTGTACCTTGTCCCATGCGGTTTTTTCAAAGTCCCTTCCGCCCTTGAGCGCAGATCCGATATTGCGCATTCCCGCGCCTATCGCCTGCAAGGTGTACCAGTTCCGCGTATCTCTCGCTTCCTTTGTCTTTTCCCTGTTTGCCATAAAATCGTTGATGACTTCCTCGTCTCTCTTATCTCTCGGCTTTTTCAATTCGTCCCTGTATGCCTTGCGGAAGTCGTCATAATTGCCGTATTTCTCGCGGTATTCCGGGGCGATGATGTCGCCGAACTTTCCGCTTTTCCATGCCATTCTTATCGTCTTAGGCGCTTCGTTGTAAATCTTTGACGAGTCCATACTGTTTATGTACTTGCCCAAAAGTTCTTCCATCTGCTGAATATGCTCGTCTGCCTTTTCCTTTGTACCTTCTGACTGTTCTTTCTCTAGGCTTTCTGTCTCGGTCTTGAGAGCGTTCACATCTTCTTTTTGCCCCTCTGCTCTCTTGGCGGCGACTTCTGCGTGTTTCTGCTTTTCTTCCTCGCTCATTTCGCCGTTCATACCTGTTTTTAATCTGCCTGTACCTTCGTTGTCGCCAAATAAAAAGTTCTGTGTTTCATCGGCAAGTTCGCCCATAAACCCTTTTTCTTTTATTCCCTCGATAGTGGCTTTAGCTGTGCGACCATAATTCTTTACGCCTTTTACCAATGGGTTGACAACAGCTTCCTTTACTTTTTTTGCTCCTTTCTTTATACCCTCTTGGAAAAGTTCGCCCTGTGCCTGCCCTAAATCATATCTATCAGCCATTTTCAAAACTCCTTTCTTTTCTCGTCTTTTGCAATCTCGTTTTCGAGCAGTATGCGCTCGTGCAATATCTGCTCGTATTCGCCCATTACTTTCAACTGTCTTTCCATAAGTTCACGCTGTCTTCCATTCAGTTTCACCCCAGCGTTAAGAAACGCACCCAGTCTGTGGATACGCTCCGTGATTTCGTTCTTCTCCTCAAGCAATCTTGCAAACCATTCTTTCATTCATTCACCCCGGTATTACAGAGCCTACCGCACCTACGATATTAGCACCGGTGTTGAGTGCGTCTTTTGCCACTCCCCACCCTCTGTCTATCCTTGCCTGCTCCGCCGCATTTGCGCTCTGCAATCCGCTCTGTGCAAGTCCCTGTTGCGACTGCTGAAGTCCCGCAAGTTGCATTTGATTTGCTATTCCCTGCTGAGTGTTTGCGACTCCCTGTTGTGCGTTCGCCGTGTTCGCTTGAGCAAACTGTCCCGCAAGTCCCGCACTGCTAAGGTTGCCCGCTACATTGCTCTGAAGTGCGTTTGTCGCTAAATTCTGCTGATTGGCGATGTTAGACGCATAACCGCTCGCCGCCTGTCCTGCGCCCATTTGAGCCGCCGCCGCCTTAGAAAGTCCCGACTGCCTTGCCGCCTGTTGTGCCACATTGCCCGCCTGTGCGCTTGTAACCGCCGCACCTTTTGCCGCCGTGTCGAGCGCTTTCTTGTAGCCTTTCTCGCCCGTCTGTTCCTCAAGCGCTTTCTCGTATTTCTGTTGTGCTTCCCTCTGCTCGATTTCCTGCTCTGCCGCCTTTCTGCGCCGTTCCTTGTCGGCTTCCTCAAGTTTCGCTGTCTCGTTTTTAGCCGCCTCAATCTGACTTTTTGACGCTTCTTGAGCCTTTTTCTGCTCCTGAAGTGCGTTCAAAATATTCTGTCTTGACTGTTCTTTTATTGCTTTCTGCTGTGCGCTCATTTTTCTACCCTCTTCTTTAAATAGTTTTTTCAGTACACATTCTGTATTCTGACATTCGAGAAAGTGTCCTGCGGAAGCGAGTTGAAGAACTGATTTTCCGCATTCTGGTAAAGCGTAACAAGTCCCTCGTTTACCGCATTCTGTTTCGCCTTGTACTGCAACGCAAGCGAGTAGGCAAGCATTGAGTCAAAAAAACTGTTCGGTGTATCAATCTCCACATCTTCAAAAATCGAGTGGATAATGCCGTCAATGTCTGTCATTCCGTAAGATGTCTTGTAATCCTTTTTGTTGAACCCTATGCAGTATGAACCCTCGCTCTCGGAAGGCTTTCCCATTGCAAGCGGAACCGCCGCCCATCCGTTGTATACCCATTTGTCAAAGACAGAAAACATTCCCAGGAAGTCGCCGAAAAGCTGATCGAACCTCTCAACCTCACCGCTTGCCAAATCCGCAATCGATAAGATGAAGTCCATACTGTCGTTTTCCCTGTCGATGTAGTACGCCTTGCCCTCGGCGAAGTCCACGAAGTTGACGAAAGCGCCCGTGCCGTGATTGAAGTCATAGCCTATATCTTTCACATACTTGACAGGAAAGTCGTTCCACAAATTAGAAAAGGCATATTTGCCGTTGCCGTCAGTGCCGTAGCACAAGAGCCGTTTTTTTTCGTCTATGAAATAGTTCGGATTGTCGGTTATCGTGTTGTCAAAGTTTACTGTGCCGTCGTAGTTTACAAGGATTATGTGCGCCTCTGAATTGTAGTTCGTAAAGAACATCACCCCTTCAACAGTGGCTATCATAAGAGCCAGCGTGTCATAGTTTATCGTTAGTGTCGCCTCTGATTTTGTCTCCGTCTTTATGTCATACACTGTCATCTTTTTTGTGAAGTCGTCAAAGAATACAAGGCGGTTGTCGCATGCGTCCGAGTACTGTCCCTGTAATGACGAGAAGTTAGATAACTGATTCACCTCTGAGTTTATGTCGTCATCCCTGTAGTACAGTTTCTGCGGTGTCTTGTAGTATTTTACGACAATATCCTTTCTCATCGCCCCGTAAATCACAAGGTAGCCGTTCTCTATGTCGTACTTAAAGCCGTCTGCCGCCTCGTTCGTTGACTTTCTGAAAAGATTTCTGTTCGTGCCTTTCTCGTTTATCGAGTAAAGCGTGTAGAAGTCGCTCGGCAGTTTGTAGCGTGTCGTGTTACCTTCCACATTCTCGCCGTCCTTAAGCACCCAGTCTTTAAGCCAAAACTTTATGTTTGCGTTTATGGCTTTCTGATAGATGTCCCGATATGCCTCGTTTAAAAGCTGTACATTCTCCGCCCACGATATGAACGAAGAGTTCTCCAAATCCGCAATCTGCTGCGCCCTTTTTACAATCTCATTTGTCTTCATCTTCCTTTACCTCTACCTCACTTTCAAAATTAATCGGGTAAACCTTGCCCTTCGTAAGTATTGCACCCTTTATGCCGTCCTCTCTGAGCGGATAAACCCTGCCGTCAATGTACGGGGCAAAAAGCGCACAAGTTCCGTACTGAACGAACGCTATCGGAAAATCCTGCGGTTTCTCAAGGCTGAAAAATTCAAGCGTCTTGTCGATGAACTTTTCGTCATTCAGCGCCCACCCGATAAGGCTCGGGTTCTTCTCAACCTTGCGCCACAACTGTGCCACCTCGTTCTTCTTTTCCGCATTCTTCTCTGAGAACATCATAGCGCACACAAGCACGCTCCCGTATATGTTCGAGTACATAGAACTTGGAAGCGAAAGGCTCTCAAGCGCCCTTCTATTCACATTTTTCTGCATTGATTTCAAACTCGCCATATTATCCCCTTATATCCTCTTGCCCTGTCCGCCGCTCTCCGCTCCAATATCAAAAGCAAATTGCCTTGACGCATAAAGAAGCGCATCCATAGCGTCAGGATGAAATACATCATCGTCAATCTCCGAAAGGATGTTATCGTCCTCGTCACGCTTGAAAAGTATCTGCTCGGCTTCATCGGCTATTATTCCGCCCGCCTTGATTTTAACCTGCCCTACCCTCATAAACTCCGCAAGCTGTGCTATTCCCATAAGTTTATCGTACTTGTAAGCGCAGTACGCGGGCAGTCTGTACGTCTGTGAAAGTTCATAAGCAATGGATTTTTCGTTCGTGTCGCAGTAAATTCCGATTGCGCTCGCAAGGTTCACATCGTGATTTTTCCGTAACAGTTCCGCCTTTGCTTCTTCGACCGCCTTTTTAATGGCTTCCACAATCTCGGTGATTGTAGCCTTGTTGAACTTGCACTCGCCCGTTACATAAGCCTTCTTTCTCTGAGTGTCGGCTAAAAGCGTTATAACCGCGTTGTAGTCTGAGAAACCGAAGTCCACCCCGATGTAAACTCTGTCAGGCACGAAGTCGCCGTCATAGTCCTTGTATGTCTTATAGTCCTTGTATACGAGCGCTTCAGTATCATAGACAATCAGTCCTAAATACTCGCGCTGAATGAGCGGGCTTTCAAGCGTCAGTCCTTTCTTTGCGCAGATTTCCTCGATGACTTTCTGTGCGTTCGGTATGAAAGGATTGTCCCTTAAATCCCAGTGATAACTCGTATATTCATGTCCCTTGTATGCGCTCTCGAAGAATGTATGCGGCACTCTTGGCGGCGTTCCCGTAAGAATCAAAAAATGCTTTTCAAAGTCTAACTGTAAAGGCTGTATGACTTCCTCGACAAGATAGCGCAGATTCCTTTGGCTCTGGCACTCGTCAATAATCACAAGTTTATACTTGAAGCCTCGCACCTTCTCCGCCTCGGCACTGTTTGCGTTGCCTCGGATTCTTATTGATGAGCCGTTTGAAAAGATTATGTCGCCGTCATTCTCGCTCTTGCTGACGATGACAAGTCCCGCCGTCTCGGCCGCCTTCACGATGTTATCGAAAACCTGCGCCACGCCGTTTGAAAAGGTAAGATGAATGTAACAACATGGCGTATTAGGCTCTGCGCAGGCGTCTACAAGCATTTTTGCGTTCAAGTCCGTTTTTCCGCTTCGCCTTCCGCAGATTACGGACTTGCACGAAGAAAAGCGGTCGTTGATTACCGCCTTCTGCTTGTCGAACAGTGTCGCGTCTATCCTGTAGCGTGTGAACATTATGTCCTTCGCCATTATCTTATCCGTTTCCGCGTCCAGTTTTGAGAGTATGTCAGCGGAAAAAAGCGACTGCGCAAGAAGCTGCGCGGGTTTTGAGTTCATATCGTTCAACGCAATGTTCATAAAGGTATCGAGAAAACGCTCGTAGTAGGTCTTGTTGTTCTTGTCCACCTTGAAAAATTCATCGCGGATTGTGTTTAAAATCTCGCCCTGGATGAGCCTTTGGTTGCGCTTTTCCTCGATAGTCTTTGACCTTTTTTCGTGCGCTTCCTTCGTATGAGCCTTTTTGGATAATTCCTTCGCCTGTTCTCGACTTGTAATTTTTGGCACTACTGCACCTCTATATAGTCCACGCCGTCAAATCTCGGTGCAGTCTTTCTTTTTTCCTGCACTGTCTGAAGTTCAATGCACCCGCCGTCCTTTAAGAAAACTGTAACTTTCAGTCGGTCGTTCTCGTTGCACCTCTGTATGAGGTTCTCAAGAAGAATGAAATTAGTATTCGAGGATATAAGCCTTTTCTTTTCCTTTTCTTCCCGTTTGAGTTCTCGATAGTATTCTATGGCTTTCTTCAGCTCGCTCATCTGTTTCTGCTCTCCTGTTTAATTCTAAGTGCTTCCTCTTTGCTCACCGCATACTTAGGTCTAATCTTGTGGTAGTTGTAGCGACCCTTTGAATCTGCGACAAGATATTTCTGCACCTCTTTTTCAGGCACATTCGGATAGAGGTATTCTTTATTTCCGCTCGTGAATGTAATGTAAAGATTTTTCGTTTTTGGATTGTATCTTATGCGCTGAATTGCACTTGACGGCATATAGGTTGTCTGCATTCCCTTAGCGTTCTTTCTTATCCCCTCGCGTTTCATCTGCCCTTCGTCAAGAATACGAAAATCCTCTGCATTCGAATCTGCCGTTTTTGCTTTTTCCGTTTCGATGAAGTATTTAGACCAAGGCGTTTTAAAGTCGATTCCGCCTTTCTTTTCCTGTAGTTTTTTTTCCGCTCTGTTTACCCTTTCAAACTGTCTTTTGAGTTGTGGTGTCTGTTCAAGCGATGATTGAAGTTTTCTTTCTTCCCTTGCCTGCGTATTCTTGTTTCCGCTTAAAGCGCTCAAAATGTTTTGAAATGCTGCCATATATCTACCCTCTGTTTTAAATAGTTTTTTCGTCATCATCTGTGTTTACCGCCGAACGCTCGAACTTCTCCTGCGCCCTGTAGATTTGACTTACGCATTCGTTTCTACATACTGTCGGAAGATAGCGGATGAAGTATCCTTTCGGCTTTCTGTACCTTGCCATAATATTGACGCACGCCTTGAGTGCATAGTCCTTCACATCGCTTCTTGA